GTACTAACTTAAGTACAGCACTTAATGTTTGATCTAGAATGTCGAAATCTTTAATATAAATATTTTTCATAATTAATATTTAAATATACACTTAATTTTATAAAATAAAAAATCCTTAAAATACTAATGTACTTTAAAGACTTTAAATAATATATTCGTTAATTTAATTTTAATATCTAAAATTTACTTCAGCTTCACCGACTTCATATAAATATGCCAATGCTTCTTTATTATCTATTACACTACGTAAAAGTTTCTTATATTCTTTAATATTATCATTATCAATAATCTTGTTGCCTTTATCGTCTATCAACATACTTCCACCTTCATCATCTTTTAACATAATTGATAACATATTTAGATTTTTTCTAGAATTTTTAACCATGTAGATAGAATAGTCAGTTATTTTCTTCAATTCATCAAATGATACATTTTTTAGCCAGGGAGCTATATATTCATTAAATTCTTCTTGTGTATCTATTGCTATTAGTTCTATTCCATTTTTTCGATAGAATACAGGGGTATCAACCTTTTCATATCTATTAATATCAGGAAGAGTATCTTCATTAACTTTCTGTTTCTTGTACATTTTGTTATATGCTTCTAAAATTATTTCATTCTCTTTATTCATGGAATTTCCTTTTTGTATTTTATAATAATATTATTTATTCAAAATGTTTTTTTTAACTCTTGTTCCATTTTTGAATAAATTTAGCTTGTGCTTCTAAATATCTATCAGCTAAAAGTCCTTCACCCTTAGAATAATGGGTAACAGATATTGGAACAACTCCTATACTTAAGACGTTTTTAAATGCAGAAAAACATAAATCTAAATCATAAAAATCGAATTTAAATTGCGGATCGAATCTTACTGATTTATATGCTTTTTTACTAAAGACCATTATTAATCCATCTATAGCAAAAGCTTTTCTTGGAACAGGTCCATAATTACAAGTAGAAAATATCTCAGGAGTTTCTCCTTCATTACTCATTCTATGCTGAACCGCTCCGGCTAAATCAGTCTTTTGATCTAATACTGACATCCAAGATAATCTATTGTGTCTTTTAAACGAGAAATTACATCCACCTGCAACACCTAAGATATCAAACATTTTACAATAATCTTCTATTTTATCAAAGAAGTTTATATCATTAATAACGACATCATCATGTAAACAAATTATATAATCTGAGTCTAAACATTCAAAATACTTATTATATACTTCGCCTAGTCCTAGAGTATTTTCATAAGCCATATGAATATCGTAAGTATGAGAATATATTTCTAAGTTGCTTAATGGAAGCTCCCATTTTGGATGATAGGGCTGCCCATACCATGCTTCACAATTATTCAATCTTTCACTATTTTTTGTTGCACAAACAAAAGAAAATTTCATAATTATTATTTCTCTATTACAGTTACTACAATGCGATTAATATTGCATCCAATACGTTTACGCATATTATATATTGACGTTTGACCATATTCTACTGCTTCAGTATAAAATATCATTAAATTTCCTGAAAATTCGTCTGGAACTTGTATATCAAACGAGGATTTATCTAAAAAATATCTACATCCATTAAAGAGCTGACTATAGACATCTTTATTGTCTTCTATATGAAGTTCATCTTTCAATAATTTTCTTATTTCTTCTTTTGTTCCAGAAATCATATTCTTATCCTATTTTTACCCAGGCTAATGTTTGAATCTTTTTGTTTTTTAACTTTGATTCTTTACCTGTTTCAATATCTACTACTCTAAATTTAGTTTGATCTACATCTACCCATGATTTCTTATATGAACCATATACTGATATCTTATACTCTACTCCGTTATCTACAAAAAATCTATCATCCATAGAAGTCATTGTACTTACAACATGTTCAGTTGTACATTGCAGAACTGGAAATCTTAGTGGCTCATCTATGCATGTAGGAATAGTCACCGTATCTATAGAAGAAAGTTTCGGAGCATTTACTGGTCCTAAAATATTCTGAGGAGCTTCATCATATACTTTTACTATTTCAATATCTTCATCAGAAGTTGCATATATTTGTTTAAGCATTTGAGGCGAGTCTGCGTATAGACCCATTTCAGATCGTTTAATTGTTTTATTATAAATGTCAAACTTCATTTTATTGTTTACTCCCTTTAACCATTTCTTTACCGATTTTACTAATTCCATTTGTTTTTTCAACCGTTATTATGTTGTTAAAAAATGTATCTGCTATTTCTTTACGATGTGAAACTATGTAAATATCATAATGATTAATAATACTAAATTCCTTTAAAATGTTCATTAAATTTATTATTGAAGATGCATCTAAATTAGAGTCAAGATATTCATCTAGAATAAGAATGTTTGAATTTACACAGGAATTCATTGTCATAAAATCTCTAAATGCAAAACTTGTTGCAATAGACAATCTCATTTTTTCTCCAGATGAAAAGTTATCATAAGTAGTTTCACCACTATCTGTATAAAAACGATAAAATAAGTTTTCATCAAATACACATGTAAATTTAGCACCCATTCTGCAAATATAGAGATGAATTCTGTTATTTAAGTATTCTATTAAGTCTTTTATAATAAGTTTGCGAATCATATCCGGAGATACTAATTTCTCAATATACTTATAGTGATTACATTCTTTATTATTCTTAGCTAATTTTTCATTGATATCATTGAGATTAATTGTTAAACTGTCAAATGTTTGAATATAGGGATTTACTTCAGTTTCAAGTTTATTTAATAAAGCATTATTTACTGAAATGTCAGAAGTTGCACGATTTATTTCTGAATCTCTAGAATTTTTCTTATTTACTAGTTCATCTCTGTTTTTAGAAATTTCAACATTCTTAGTTTGTAGAGTTTTAATAGCATCATTTAGTTTAGTATATGATTCAGAATTTTTAGTTTTCTGTTCGTCTAATTCAGATTGTTTCTTACTAAATTCTTCAATTTCATTTTTTAATTCAGAAATCTTGTATAAATCATCAAACTTAGTAAAGCATTCTTTACATAATATTGATAGTGTCGCTTTATGCTTCTCGATAAGAGTATTATTCTGTTGAATTTTTAATTTAAGCTTATCAATATCTTTATCTAGTTGATGATATTTTTCTTTTATTTCCTTCTGCTTTACTGATAACTTATCAATCTTTTCTAAATTCTTTTCTTTTTCGGCTTTATAATCATTAAGTTGTTGTGAAAAATCTAACGTAGTTTCTTGTAATTTATTAAGCTTCTCATTTAATTCTTCTACGATCTTCTTAATATTACTTAGTTTTGACTTTTGATTTTCTTCGTATAAATCTTTCTTACTAGTACAATCAACGAGTTGATCTTCAATCGTCTTATATTCACGACTTAGAGCATAAATTTCTTTATCAATTTTTAATATGTCTTTATGTAAGAAATCATACATGACACCGAAAATTACTAAATCGAATACTTGTTCAATAAATTCGCATTTTTGTTCTTTTTTAAGTTTAAAGAAATTATAGCTTTGATCAGAAGTAAGCAAGATTGATCTTAAAAATAAAGAAATGTTGCAATGAATGATTTCTTTTTCTATAAACTTCTGAGTTTCTTTCATTCCGCTCTTAGTAATAGGAACATATACATTTGATTCTTTATCTAATTTAAACAAATCACAATACTTATTTTTACTCTTAATTCCTCTAATAATTCGGTAATGTTCATCATCTACTTGTAAATTAATAGCAACTTCACATTTTTCTTTATTAGTCATTAAACGATGAGGAATATGTTCTTTTTCAATATCATTTATTGTTTTACCAAAAAGCGCAAAGACTAATCCGCTTAAAATATTTGAATTATGTGAAATTATTCCATTTGCATAAAATTCATGTACTTTTCTGACTTGTATATCATATAAGTCGGCACGCCTCTTAAGCTTACTTATACTCTTAATTTTTTCTAATCCATCATATGTAAATAATTTATTGTTTAAGGTCAAATCTTTTATCTTAATCCATGTGTTCTTTTCATTAAATAACAAATGATCAGGAGAACCTTTTAATATCTTTCCTGATTCTAATGTTATTTTATATACTTCAGAAGAGTGCGCGGTAATTTCACAAGCATCTATAGGATAGAAACCAAATCTTGATTCCACGTTTATTTTACCTACATATTCAGGATATTTTTTTAAAAAATTATACAAATCTATTATTGAAATAGTTAATTGCTTCATTATCTTGCTCTATTAGATATTTCATTAAGAAATATCTAAACTCCTTTTCTTTAGGTAATATTAAAATTGAACCAAAGGTTGTCTCTTTTATTTTCAATTCTTGCCTCCGCCATTAATATTTTTTTAATTTATTAATGGAGCAGGTAAATTGCATCAATTTTTCATATACATCATCTTCCATTTCTACATTCATCAAAGTAAGTTTATCAAGACACTTGCCAGCACCGTTTTTGGCACCGGGAACGTCATTATTAATGCCGCATATCAAATTTATGCCATGATGGTCAGAAAAATCAAATGTCTCTTCTTTAAAAGACATGAAATTCATTATCTCTAATTTTCCAAAGATTATATTCATAATACTAATTATACTCGTCTATACATATTAATCAACACTAGCAGTATCTAACGTTTCAAGTTTTTTACTTGCTAAATTAAAAAATTCCGATGAAATCTTATACAACTCTTCTCTACTTAAATTTTCTTTTTCTAAATCTTCGTTTGCAACAGTTGAAATATAGTCAACAATATATCCAAGCTTATTCTTCTGTGAAGTAACGGCAGAACCGTTAACACTTTCTCCAATGTTTATATTGTTATTTTGAATAACGACTTTATACTCAGGAGAAAATACTTCAACTGGTTGAGCATTACTAATAGAATTTATTATCTTAGATAATACATCGTATGAAACTGTTGTATCTACTATTGGTCGAATATAATTTCCACTACAACAACTATAATCAAAAGATTCATCTATTTCAGATACTTTAATTTCTTTATGTTTAGGAATACCTTTATTTTCAACGAATTTAATTTTGTTATTGTTTACATCATGAATATAAAAACCGAAAGTTTTATCCGCGTCGCCGAAATTTTGTTCGAAAGGAGAACCAACGAAAACGAAGTTTCTATCTTTTACTAAAAATTCTTTTCGTGTATGAATATGACCAGAAAATACATATCCACCCTTTTTACATTTATTTACGAACGATCCAACATATTGTGCAGCCTTAGTTTTCGTTCTATTTAAATATAGTTCTTCTACGTTTTCTGAATAAAGTTCAGAAGGATTTGACATATATTGATCTATATCATGCTTTATTAAATCGGAAATAATATTTTCGTTATCATATTCTTGAGACTGTTCTTCAATATAAGAAGCGATTAAATACTTAGAAGAAAACTCAAAGTGTCCACACATACTATCAAAATCTTCATCTTTATAAACTGATAAATCTGCACACCATGGAACTAATAGCATTCTATGGGAATTATTAAATACTATTTCACTAGGTTCATCGATAATATGAACATTATCCATATTATTAAAGATTTTGATCGAGTGAACGTCTCTTATATTCTTATAATGAATATCATGATTACCTATTATAAGAAATATTTCGGCATGTTTTGATAATTTTTCTATTAATTCTATTGCTACATTAATAGTATTTACATTTAAAGAAGTTCTAGAGTGAAATAGATCACCCTCGAAAATAACATGTTTTATATTTAGTTTTTCTAAAACTTTTATAATATTATTAACGGTCTTCTGACATATTTCTAGTCTTCCAGCGTTATCGCCTCTAAGTCCAATATGAATATCAGTAAAATGTAATATTAAATTTGCGTCTATTTTAAATATGTTTGTGCTCATAATTATGCAACTACATATTCTTCTCCATGACTATTAACTGCTATTAAATTAGTTCCATTACTAAATAATGCAAATTTATCCGATTTAAATACATAGGAAGAATAACTATTTAAACTATACTTACTATTTACATTATTTAAAATATAATCGAAGCTAAACTGTTCTTTTTTATTAACATAGGAGAAGTTTGTAAGTTTATTTTCAACTGTAGAATCGTCATTAGTATAATAGATATTACCATTCTTTATCTTTAAGTACATAACATTATCTACTTCTATCGGGAAGTTGAATTCATTATATGAGTTTCCTGATACATTGTTTGTTATATTTGTATAAGTAGCTTCATCTTGGAAGTATAAGTCACTTCCATCAGTCAATAATGAAGTATTATTATTGAAATCTTGAATAATTGAGCTTCCACTTATTACTAATGAATTTACATATCTATCTGGATCAAGAACTAATGCACTAGCAGCATCATATCCACCATATACATCATCGTCTGTAGTAGTTGAATAATCATGTATTTCTTTAAACATGTCAATCTTATCATGTTGAGTCTTCTTAATTACATCCATTAAGTCTTCTGTTGCATTTTCATTTTGTATATCGGTATTTGCAATAGTTTCATATGAAGCAATTCTCCTAGAAGCTTTACATTTCCAAATATATTTTCCTAAAAGTGGGTTAACGCCTTCATTGGTAGTAGGTCTACGAGAAAATACTTCATTTATTTCATATTCTTCTAATTGTTCTCCTCCAGGAAAATCTATTCTAACTATATCTCCTACATTAGGCTTTATCTTAGTAGAATGTTTTAATGCTAAATCTAAGTCAGAATACAATACAGTACCAGATAAAATATAAAACGTTCTATTACATCCTTTATATAATCCTTTATCAAAATACAGGTATAAATTAGGACTCACGTATCCACCTGTTATTGTTGAAGAGAAAGATGTATGTAAGTATGGATTAGATAATATAGAATAAGATTGTTCTGTTAATGAAGAAGCAGTTGGAGTTACATGTATGTTAAATCCACTAGTTTCTCCACTAGTATTATATGAAATACTTCCATCTATTACATCTGAAGTAAATTTTGCAGTAATAGTATTAGTAGTATAAGGCAGATATCCGGAAGTTGTAGTAACAGGATATTCTGCATATTGTCCAACACCTGTAGCAAAACATGCGGCAAAATCGTTTATTGAAAAATAGAAAGTTAATTCATCTTGAGGAATAGATCCTAGAGCATTTAATACTAACATGCTTGAATCTACTTCCATATATGCTATCATATTAGATGATAATGAATATGACAAATTTTCTTGATGTCCATAAATCATATCAGAATTTATTCCTGATGTTTGAAATTCTGTATCTCTTTTTATGTATAATACATCTATACCATATGATCTAATTATATCTTGATAATAATTAGCCATTATTTTTTGTTCTTGTTCTAACTGACTTCTTTTTATGTAACGAAGTGTATCCGGCATTAAAATAGACATTGTTTAAAATCCTTTATGTTATTATTTATTTAATGATGTATGATAAATAAAATAAATGATATAGTTATTAGGAAAATTTATGGAAACAAAGAATTCATTAGATGTAATTAAAGAAATGACTCAAAAAATTAAGTTAGCAACGGAATCTCTGTTAACAATTACTGAGAAGCGCTATCAATATTCTAAAGAAGAGTGTGAAACAATCTTTACAAATATTTTTAATGCGGTTGATGAATATGTAGCAAAAGATAAAGGCGAAGATGCATATGAGAAATTACTAAATGCTCTTTCTGATAGATTTAAAATTGGTACAACAGGTGGAGATATTAGTCGTCAAGTAGATAATCTTGCTACTGCAGAAGAATTATATGAAAAGCAAACAGAATTTCAAGAGATGTTAGATAGTGCTAAAGATGTGGTTGAATTTATTAATGATAAAGCCGAAAAATTAGAAGGCATTGCCGTTAAGAAAGCAACTAGCGAACCTGTAGAAGGAAGTGAACCTGTAAAAGAAGATACCAGTGAACATTTCGAAAAAGAGGTTCATGAAGAACAGGAAATTACTGAATCTAAAAAGAAATGGATTCCTACTAGAATAAGAAAATGTGCTCTTCATAAGAAATTGGGAATACCTGAAGATGAAAGAATTCCGTTAGAGCTAATTAATAAAGAAATCAAAAGACTTCAGGCTCTTGCTGAAGGTGACAAAAAATTATCTAAAGAAGATGCAACCTTCTTAAAACAACTGATTTTAGCGCGAACATTTAAGAAAATGAATAAATAAAATAAATTAACTTTAAAAGGAAATAAAACTATGGAAACAAAGAATTCACTTGATGTAATTAAAGAAATGACATGTAAAATAAAAGAAGCAACTGAATGTTTAGTTGGTGAAGAAACGAACACCGAACACCCTATAAAATGGGGAAAAATTGATATTGAATTTATTAAACACGGCATACCTTATAAATTTAACGTAAATGCTCCAGTTGGTTATAAACGTATAACAGACGGAAATTTAGATAAAGGCGATTATGTTTTTGACTTTAGATATAAAAAGATGAAAAAACCTGATGTTGAAGAAGTCGGCTTTCCAGTTAAAACTTATTGGTGGGTGATGCGCAAAGAAGATGATTTATCTAAAATATCAGTAAAAGAAGATGAGACTAAATCAGAAATGTCTGATGAAATTTATAATAAAAACGGAACAATTATTTTAAAATCAAATCCAGAAAAATTAGAAGAATTTATTGAAAAATATTGTAAGAATAAAATTTCATCAAATGATATAATTAAATATGACATATCTGATATTTTTATTGTAAAAAGTGCAGATAAAGAAAATATTATATTATATTCTGAAATGAATGATAATGTTATTTTAATTGATGGCGAAAAGCGTATTGATAGTTTTCCGGGACAAGACGATTATGAAGATATTAAACAGTCATTTATTAAAAAATATAATGAAATTTTTATAGATAAAGATGCTGAATCATATTTTGAACAAACATTAGAAGCAATTGGAAATTATAACTAATAAAACGTATTTCTAAAATTAAAAAGGAAGAGATTAATTTCTCTTCCTTTTTGTCATATTGACATATTAACGACTTTGTCAAACTTATTCTTTCCATAGCATTCTGAATATAATTCCATGCGTTCATTTTTATGTCTTTGGGAATATTTATAATTAAATGAAATATCATAGAGTTTTGCATATTCCTTATCTTTATGTAGACGGAGTGTTCTACCAATAGATTGAATTACTTTATAAAAACCTTTTCCTGAGAAGAAAAATGCAATACAATCGAGATTTTTAATATTAATGCCAGTAGAGAATGTTTTGCTTTGTGCAATAACTACTCCTCCGTTTTCTTTTTCAAATTGAGCACGTATTTTTTCACGAATACCTATATCAATAGAACCATCAATAAAATATACATTTCGATCCATTAATGTTTCTTTAGCTTCTTTATAAATATTTTGACCGAATTCCGTCCTATCAAATAAAATAAGAATATTTTTATTATCTGAATTACAAATATGTTCAAGAGGTTTCTTGTATAGTTTATTTAAATTTTCGGTTATATAGCTTATCTCTTCATTATATGCAGCATCAAATTTTAAAGCGTCTTCTGATGTATCTTCTTTGTCGAATTTTTTATTAGTCTTCAATGAGAACAATAAATCACGGTTGCTATTTACATAAGAATCAAATAATTCTAATGAAATAATTTTTAATTTAGCAAGATATCCTAATTCTTGTAGATGTGTAATAGTCTCGGTGAATAATATTGTACCAAATAATCCAATAAGTGTCCATCTTTCGTATTCAGTCTTAGGAACCGTTCCAGTAAAACCTATCTTTATGTTCGTTTCTATGTCTCTTACAAAATCGATAGCTTTACTTCGAGGACCTATAGTGTGAATTTCATCACATATAAGCACTGAACATTTTGGTAATTCACCTTTTTTATTTTTAATGAAATCTCTATTAGTTATAATAAGTGGTTTAAATCCTTTTTTACAACTATTATCTATAAAGGTTCCGTCTTTCTTTTTACCGCTATTAGATGTGAACTTACATATTTGCTTATCAGTAAATCCGTAATCTAACAGGTCTGAATAAAACTGATCAACTAACTGACGAGTTGGTACGTATATTATAATACTGCCATCACTTCTAGACCACTGTCCAGACGCTTCTAAGTTATGTACTATATTACCTATTATAAAGGACTTTCCGGACGCCGTCGGGCATTCTACGATACCTCTACCATACTTCAAACATGCCTTTATTGCATCTGCTTGATATGGGCGTAACTCGTATTCCTTTGATATGTTTAAAATGTTATCAAGTTTAAGTTTTCCTCTTAATGGAAATACTTTATCAAAAATAAGTTCTTTATTAGGAATATCTATTTGTTCATTAGGATAATATTCTTTTAATGCTTTATATACAAGAGGAAATAAACCTATGTCAAAATATCCAAGAGCATTAATAACGGATATTTCACTAGATACACTATAACCATATTGTTCAACGAAGAATGCAGAAGTATTCTCAGTAGTAAAGTGTTGAATTATACATTTGATAAAATTGTAATTAGAAGAAACTAATCTACATTTTTTCTTATCTTTATCATAGATAATAGTTATTTTTTCAGATATAATTTCCATTAACAACCCTGTTCCATCTTTACCATATCTATTACGTTCTTAATATTATATCCAAAATCATTTAAAATATTCCACGCATACTCTAGGAAAATAATAACTTCATCAAGTTTTTCTATAGCATTATTAAGCTTAAGAAGTTTTTCATTATTCTTTAATAAATTATCTTCGTTCTTTTGTTGAAGAATAGATTTATTAGAGTCAGATTCTTGCTTATTTAATAAACTTGTTTTTAATTCTTCTTTAGCTTGCTTAAGACTTTTCTTGTTCTCTTTTTCTTTAGTCAAGTACATGAGCCATTTTCCGCGTATAGCAGAACATCGCAGATTCTTGTCTTGTAGATTCGCAATACTTAACAAGACATCATCATCAAGTTCTTTATAGTACTTGTTCAATAATTGATTTTTTAAATAATCTATGTCATCTTGCATATCTGTAAGTCTTTTTTAACGTTTAATATAATATAAATATACTAACGTTTTAAATAGTTAAAAATATTTTTGAATTTATTTTATTAAACCGTTCACCGCGATGCGCAAGCGCATACGCCGAAGGCGTTATTTTTAATATATTTTAATGCTGACTGTCTTATTGTAAAGTAGAGTACTACCTATAATATATACCAGCTTTTTATTTTTTGTTTAATTCTTTTTCAATTTATTTTTAAAAATAGTTCTACTCATGCGCAAGCGCATACGCCGTAGGCGTGACATTAAAAGTTTTTAAATTAGTAAATAAGTTAAAATAATTTATTCTTATGATAGAGTATATCATAATGTATGAACAATGCGCTAGCGCATGCGTCGCTTGCGACGTCAGGTTAAATGTATTTAAATAATAATTATAGTAAAATTTAAATAGACATTTAAATAAATAAAAATATAAATTGAAATTTGATACAAAATTTAATTAAGAATTGGAGAAATAACATGGGAGCCCTTAGAACAATAAATCACCCTGGCGTTGAAATCAGAGAATATGATTTAAGTCAATACACACCTCTAGTAGGTGGAACTACTTCATTAATAACAGGCTTTGCTTCTAAAGGCGAAGATTGTATTCCTCTAGAAATAACTTCTAGAAATGCATTTTTAAGCTATTTTGGAACACCTTCAAATGAAGCGGAAAAATATTTTTATTATGCCGCAAACGAAATCTTTTCACAAGGTGGTCGCTGTATTGCTTCAAAAATTCCTTATGATAATATATCAAAGGATATTTATCTAGCTAATACATATACAGTAGGAATATCAAGTCTTTTATCATCAGCATTTGCTACTGCAGCATTTACGGGATCATTTATTACAACTAATTTATCAGGATATACTAATGCACACACTATTAGTTTAAGCGGACCTTCAACTATTACTTCAACTTTAATAGATCAATATAGAACAGGTGCTACTACTCCTACTGCAGATACGTTCCAAATAGTTGATAAGACACGTTCAGTATTAAAAGCTAATGTTTTATCTAAAGATACTTCCACAAATGAAATAATCGGATATTTCCCAGTTGTAGTAACTGCATTGAATGCGCTTCCTATGCAAAACATGCTTCCGCTATCAACATTTACGGCTAATAATTCAACAGAGTGGTTAGCAGTATCAAGCATAGCAACAGCAAATGTAGCAACCACCGCGGACAGTAATTTTGCAATATCTCTTGCAACATCCTCTATATTTGATAATACATTATCTAAACAAATCGCTGAACAATTCCCTGCTATTACTTATGACGAAAATGGATTAATTGATAATGAATATATGGATAAGATTCTTGTTGCAATAGTTGTAATGAGAAATGATTCCAATTATAATAACAAGATTAATTTTAGTGTAGTTGAATCATTCTTAGGTTCTCTTGATAAAAATTCAAAAGACATTCAAGGACAATCAAATTATATAGGAAGTATTATTAATAGTAATTCACAATACATAGAATTTTATTCAAATGTATCAGCTAATCTAGTAGTTGGTGGTCAAGTTTATAAAGCAGTTCCTCAGAAAGCTGGTATTTATGGATTTACGATTGCTCAAACCACTAAGAATATTGCAACTTCTACAATATTAACTTCATTAGATACTATACATGATCGTTTATCAAATATTGATGAGACTGAACTTGATTTAGTAGTAGATGCAGGTCTTTCAAATATTGCACAGTGTATCACTGATACTGCTAGTGGTAGTGGAGTATATGATCCTGATGGATATTCTGGTACTGCTTGGAGTGGAACTGCTTCAGATAGAGATAAGACACTTACATGGAGATCAGTAATTGCTAAATACCTTACATTCTGTTCTTCAACTCGTAAAGATTGTATGGCTATAGTTGACGGTCTTCGCCCATTAGTATTAGCAGGATCTCAGAAGATTGTAAGAGCAGGTTCAACATCAACAGTTGATATCGACATCTTAGGAAATCTAAAGAATATTACGGGCATTAATTCAAATTACGGTTCAATGTATATTAATTGGTTTAAATATCTTGATACATTCTCTGGAACAAACTTCTGGTTACCTCCTTCAATCGCAGCAAACGGAGTATATATCTATACTGATCGTACTGCAAACTATTGGGATGCTCCTGCTGGTTTAAATCGCGGTATAGTATACAGTGCTACTGATATTGCTTTTAATCCAACAGGAAAACAGGAAGATTCAATTTATAGTAAGTCATTTAACTATTCAGTAAATTATCCGTTAGACGGAATAATAATTCAAGGTCAAAAGACAATGCAAGTTAAACCTTCGGCATTTGACAGAGTAAATGTTAGAAGATTGTTCTTAAAACTTGAAAGATTTACTTATAAGACAGCGAGGTACTTCGTTCAAGAGCCTAATAATTTGTTCGTTCGTACACGTCTATTAGACCAACTTCGTCCAATATTCGAAGACGTAAAATCTAGAGGTGGCATATATGATTATCGCTTAATATGTGATTCAAGTAACAATGACGAAAATGCAATAAATAATAATGAACTTCGTTTAGCCGTTCTTATTAAGCCTACTAAAACTGCGGAATTTATTATATGTGACTTCTATGCCCTCTCTTCTGGCATGGCTTTTTCCGAAGTATCACTATAATTAAATAAATTAAATTATAAAAACAGAATCTTATTAAATTAAGGTTCTGTTTTTATTTTAACTGCTGACATGAAATAAAACATGATAATCTTAATAAATAAAAATAATAAAGTATTTATTTAACACATTAACGAGGATTAATATTATGGCAAGACCACTTCAAGATTGGATTACGATTTTACAAAATAAAGCTATACGCATAACTAATATGTGGCAGGCAGATATTACAACCGGTTATAGTGATGTCGATGCTAAACTTGCCGATTTTACAATGTATGCTGAATCATTTTCTATTCCTACTAGAACACAGGTAACAGTAGAAGTTCCATATAAAGGTTATCCACTAAATGTTCCTAGTTTAATGACAATGGGAAATGATCATACGACAACGATCCGTTGTGATGTTAATGGTGATCAACGTCGTTTATTCCTTAAATGGATGAATTATGTAACTGATGCAAATATTGCTCAAGGTTCTTATTTTGGTGGTGAAAAACGTATTCCTAAAGCTGCTTATATTCGCATGAGAATGTTAGCTACTGATATGGAAACAATTGTAGAAACTTATAAGATTTTTGGTGTTATTCCTGCTGAAGTAGGGGAAATGAAGATGTCAAATACTGAAGCTAATGTAGCAACATTTGATTTGAAGTTTAAATCTCAATATTGGGAAGTTGAATCTGCTATAGGAGATTTCCCTGAACAGAAGTAATTATAAGAAAGTTTAAAAATGCCACTTAATATTGCAAATGTTACACAAAGTGGTGCAATAAATTCATTAAAGAGTGCGGTATTAGATAATAATATCGCTGCTGCATTCGGTTTAAATTCCAATAATGATAATTTATTACAATTCCATAATCGATTTGGAACAAACTCTGTGTTTCTTCCAGATAAGAAAACGTTTGTAATTAGAACAGTTAACTACTTTAGTGTAGGTTTTAAATTTCTTCCTGATACTTCTAAGGTTTTGAATCTATTTAGTCAATCACTTCTGGCAAAAACCCCTGAGGATTTGAAATATTTCGTTCAAGAAGTTGAATTACCTAATATTAGAGGAAGTGTTCAAACTCAAAGTATAGGTTCAGGTTTTATGGAAGGATCTATTCCTGGACATATAGTAATACCTTCTTCTAGAACATTTGATATTTCTTTTTTAAATACTGAATTTTCCTTACATGAACACTGTTTTTATTATTGGCTTAAAGAAACTATGTCAAATGAATGGGTATATACTAATATAAAAGATCGTAGTGAATTTTCTAATTGTCGTCCTTTTTCTAAAGCGGATATTCTAGTATCATTTACTTCTATGAAGACTAATGAGCTCTTACATTCTATAATTTTAACTGATTGTTTTCCAATAGAAATAAAAACACCTGAAGTAAGCCAAAAAATGGATTCTACACCTTCCCGCAAGGTTACATTTGCTTTTAATAATATTTATGTCAGTTCACCTTTCGTTGGAGATAATTGGCAGAGCAAACTTAAAACTAATGTTATTGAAGATGTATTTAATTCATATATTGGAAATAAAATTTCTAATAAGATTACTGAAGCTGAAAGTAAAGTAGTTAATAAGTTTGAAGGAAGCTCAATAGGTGGATTGACGGCAAGACAATAAAGTAGAGTATAACAGAAAGGTATAATAACATGAATCAGAAAGATATCCTAAGTGCGTTGGATAAACAATTTTCAACGAATGTTACATCAATATTTGTAAATTCTCTTAATAGAGAAGTTTCATTTAGAGATGTTACAGTTAAAGAACAAAAAACATTAACTAAAATCATAATTGACAATGAAGGAAGAGAAGACATTATTTATGAGTCAACTCTTGCAATGATTCAAGCTCTTACGCTTGATAAAGAATTTGATTCTTTAGATATGTCAGAATTTGATAGATTGAAAATATTACTTGCGTTATATAGACAAAACTTCTTTAATAATAAAGTAAAATATTCATGTAAAAGTTGTGGACATGAAGGAAGTTATGAACTTAATTTCGATAGCATTATAGAAAGTTTAGATAAATCAGATGTATCAGATAAACTACTTTCTATTGATACTTCTTCACATGCATTTGAATTTACAGCAGGATTTCCTAATGTAAAAAATGTTAGATCTTATCTTAAACAGATGTATAAAGAGAAGAAAGATAAAAATGTAGTTAATAAACTTAGTTCTATAGATTATGTAGATTTATTTATAAAAGATATGAAAGTTATTAATAAAACTGACGCTTCTTCAGAACCTATTTCTATAGATTTTAGAAATCTTTCTATTAATGATGTAGAAGAAATTCTTCAAAAACTTCCTCAAGGCGTATTATTAAATCGTAGTGGTGATAGTATGATGGATAAACTTACTAAAGAATTCTTATCATTAATAAGTTCATCATTTAGTACTAATAAATGTGGAAACTGTGGAGAAGAAATAAATCTAAACATAGGTTTTTCTGATTTTTTTCTGTATTAATTATTGATTTGTTTAAGGATTTGTATCGATCAATAATTGATATCGAAGTAGAAGTTTTAATAATATACAAATTAAATCCTCTTGACATGTTCGATAACATGACGTTGTATGATTTTAATATGTATACGACGGTTTTAATAAATAAAATAAAAGAAATGGGTGATAATTCGCCTAAGATTGAGATTTAATAATGGCTTCTCAGAGTGCACTTACCAGAAAAAAGTCAGTAGAGGATATATTAGAAGAAAATACTAAGAAATTAGATAAATTTGCAGTAGATTCTTCTAAGAAAGATGCTGAGCTTACTAAGAATATTAAAAGTATTCATATTGCTTTAGATAATATAAAGCTGTATGTTAGAAATGCACTTGCAAACAAATCTTCTGAAAACACTACGTCTTCTCGCTTCCCTGAACCTCTGTCACCCCCTCCACCTACTCTTCCAGCAGAAGATATTTCTATTAAAATGTCAGATGACATGAAGAAAACATTAGGAGCATGGGTTCCACCTGAGACTTCTGAACAAAGAGAAGATAAGAAAAACAATAAATCTGTTTTACAACGAATTTCCTCGGGAATATCAGGATTAAAAAAGAGCTCTACTCTTTTAGCTACAAAAGATGTTATTAAGAAAATGCTACCGACTAATCCTTTTATGGCATTTATAAAAGCTCTATTGACTCCTGCAGGTATTTTGTTAATGTATTTTATCGGCAAAATGTTTAAGAAGCATATATGGGATCCATATGTGAAGCCAGTTATAGATTTTTTTAATCTAGATGTTAAACCGGTTTTATCATCAGTGTTTAATTGGATAAAAGATACAGCGTGGCCAGCATTATCTGCCCTTTTCCCATCATTTAAAGAGATTAAAGATAAATACAATGAGCTCAAAGATGTATTAACGAATCCTTCATCATTTTTAGAGAAAGCATTAAAAGTGTTTGCGTTTGTAGATATATTACTTGCTCCTATTACGAATGTTCTAAAAGATTTATGGTCAAATATATTAATTAAATTCGCTGAATTAGCAGAGGCTATTACGTTTGTTGGAAGTAGCGTTCCTATAAGCATATTGTCAGCAGCAGAAAATGTTATAGATAGTATGACAGAAGACTATAAAAACCAATCTAAACTAATATTTGATCAACATGAGCTAGTAAAAAAATATAATGCAGCATTTTCTCCAGACGCCGGTTTAGCACTCAGTTTAAAAATGCAAAAGGGCGATAAATTAACAAAACCTGAAGAAGCAGCTGCTCAATCTAGTTCATTTACTAGTTCATTCGGTGACCAAGCTTTAGCGTATGAAAAGAAACGTGAATTAAAGTATATGGATATATACCGAAAAATGATGACTACTAAATTGCCCAACGTCATCATATCAGAAGCTGCAAAACCTGCTTATTTACGCGAATTATCTACTAAAGAATTTGAAAAGATAG